CTCATGAAGTCGGTCATGCACTGTATACCGATGATCGTGAGTGGAACAAAGTTGATGAGTGGAAAGATATCCCCAGATCATATGTGAACATCACTGAGGATGCTCGCATTGAGAAGTTGATGAAGCGTCGTTACGCTGGTTTGAACAAGACCTTCTATCGTGGATACAACACCCTTCATGATCAGGACTTCTTTGAACTTCAGGGAGAGGACCTTGATAACTTCTCTCTTCCCGATCGTATTAATCTTCACTTCAAGGTTGGTAGTTATCTGAATATCGACTTCACTGAAGAGGAGCTTGAGATTGTCAAACTGGTTTCTGATGCAGAGACTTTCGATGATGCTATCAACGCTGCTCTAACTCTCCACAAGTTTATTCAGAAGAATAAGCAGGAGATGCAGGAAGAGAGACCTATTCAAATTCAGACTAAGAACACCATGGAAGGTGGTGAAGGAGAACAGGAAGATATTCAGGAAGAGAAGGAATGGTTTACTGATGATGATCCTATGGATCGTCCTGCTAAGAAGTCAGACGACGCTGACCTAGATACACCATCCTATGACAAAGAGAACCACGATCAAGGCGAAGACGAAGAAGACGAAGAGGGTTTCGGCACCCAGGCGAACGATATGTACGGTGACCCGTCCATCGATGAGGTTCGCACTCAGTCTTCTTTTGATTCAAAGGCAGAAGATTTGTCTTCAACTTATGCTGGCGAGATCACTTACGCTTCCTATCCGAAGATCAACCACAAGAAAGTCGTAGTTCCTGCTCACCTTGTGTGGGAAGATGCTGTATCTGACTGGACAAACCAGTATCCAGCAGAGGAGCATTCTACTGATCCTTTCACTCAGGTTGACTCTGACTTCGTTGAGTTCTGCACCAAGTCTTCTAAGGATGTAAACTACCTTGTCAAGGAGTTTGAGTGCCGTAAGTCTGCAACTGCACATGCTCGTGCCACTACATCTCGTACTGGTGTTCTTGATATGTCCAAGTTGCACACCTACAAGTACAACGAAGATCTTTTCAAGAAGGTTACTCGTACTCCTGACGGCAAGAATCACGGTCTTGTATTCCTTCTTGACTGGTCTGGTTCTATGTGTGACGAATTGTTTGACACTGTGAAGCAGGTCATCAACCTCGCTCAGTTCTGCAAGAAGGTTGGTATTCCTTTCGATGTGTATTCATTCGTTTGTGATCCTGGTATGTCTATCCTGAATGGTGATGAACCAGGTCACATCAGTCCTGTGTCTAGCAACAAGGAAGGTGAACTTTGGATTGACAATCGTTTCAAACTTGTCAACCTTCTCACCAGCACTGTGAACCAGAAGGTATTCAATCAGCACTGCAAGTATCTCTACCGTGTTGCTTACTACTACGGTAATCGCAGGAACTTCTGCTTCACTCCTCGTCCTCCTAGGTTCATGGGTCTTGGTGGTACTCCTCTGAATGATGCACTGATTGTCATGGAGTCATTCCTTGGCAAGTGGAAGTCACAGAACAATGTAGAGAAGTGTCACCTGCTCATCTTGACTGATGGTGAGTCACAGTCCATGGCAACTGGTCGTGTTTCTAAGTACGAAGATGACAAGAGAGTCTATCCTTCTTACCACAGTCCTAACGTCGTCATTCGTCGTCAGGGTCGTTACTTCCCTGCTATCACAGATAGTCAGTCTGAGGCAACTAACCAACTCATCAAGAACCTCAGGGAGGTATATCCTGAGAGCAACATCCTTGGATTCAGAATCTGTAAGGGTCGTGCCTTGGAGCAGTACATGAGGTATCACCTCGGCGTCAGGTACGAAGATCGTGAGAAGGTTACTAAGCAGTTCAGGAAGAGAAAGTCTGCTGTGATCAAGGGAACCTCTTACAGTGAACTCTATGTGATCGCTGGTGGTGCTTCTGAGGACACAGAGATGACTGTTGTAGAGAATGCAACCAAGTCTCAGATCAAGTCTGCATTCGTTAAGTCCTTGAAGTCAAAGGGCATCAACAGGATCATGCTCTCATCCTTCGTAGGACAGATCGCATAGTGTCCACCACCCCCTTACAGGGGGTTTTTTTCTTGGTATCATTATTACATAACAAACAAACAAACAAACATGACCTTCGCTCCTCATCCTGTCACCACTGAACAAATCGTTGAATTCCTCTCTGGCGCTCATGGAGAACAGGTCGGTAACGCTCAACTTCTCACCGCCGCCGATCACTTCGGTTGCAGCATGGCGACTGTGAAGAAGCGTCTGAAAGATTACAAAGCAGGTATTGGCAAGTGGAACCTGACTGTTGCTGAAAAACTCGAACAGACTTTCCAGACCATGACTGCTGTCAAGAACCTTGTACCTTCTAAGGACTCCAAGTATGTACCCTTTGGCAACTTTGCAGATGTTAAGCGCATTATTAAGTCCAAACTCTTCTACCCTATCTTTATTACTGGACTTTCTGGAAACGGCAAAACGTTCGGAGTCGAGCAAGCATGTGCTCAACTGAACCGTGAACTAATTCGTGTAAACATTACTGTTGAAACTGATGAAGACGATCTTATTGGTGGGTTTCGCCTTGTGGATGGGAACACTGTTTGGCATAACGGACCTGTCCTTGAAGCGATCCAGAGGGGAGCAGTCCTGCTACTCGACGAAATTGACCTTGCTTCTAACAAAATCCTCTGCCTCCAATCCATTCTTGAAGGCAACGGTGTGTTCTTGAAGAAGACTGGTCAGCAGGTCACCCCTGCACCTGGTTTCACTGTGATTGCTACTGCAAACACCAAGGGTAAGGGTTCTGAGGACGGTCGTTTTGTCGGCACCAACGTTCTCAATGAAGCATTCTTGGAGCGTTTCCCTCTCACCTTCGAGCAAGAGTATCCTTCTCTTGCCACTGAGGCAAAGATGCTCAACAACTACTGCTCTGAACTCAACTGCTGTGACGAGGAGTACATCCAGAACCTCTGCACCTGGGCAGAGATCATCCGTAAGACTTTCAAGGATGGTGGTGTTGACGAAGTGATCTCTACTCGTCGTCTTGTCCACATCATTCGTGCGTTCGCTATCTTCAACGACCGTGTGAAGGCAATCAAACTCTGCCTCAACCGTTTCGATGATGAAACCAAGGAGTCCTTCCTTGAACTGTACAGCAAGATTGATGCTAAGATTGAACTTGATGATTCCGAATTGCTGAAAGACTGATGCTGTATCGCACAAAGATCCTTGATGAGGAGGGCATCAAACATGCCCTCTCTTATGGTCGTCCTGGTCAAAAGAAAATAGAGACCTGGAACAAACAATGCTCTGAGATCAAAGGTTGGGGAATGGACTACGGTGCATTCTATGCTGAGTGGTTAGACCAAGAGATTGACAAGTCTGACCATGAAGCAATTACCCTTTCCAATGCTAGAACAGGGTTTACATATAAAGAATACTCTAAACTTGATAGTTATGATTGGCATTCTGATGAGGTTACAAGCAGTGACGGTCTACGATTGGATGTATCTACTACTCTATTCTTGTCTGAACCAGATGAATATGAGGGTGGCGAACTAGACTTGCGTTTTGGCGACTTTTGTATTAGTATTAAGTTGCCAGCGGGTTATGCCTGCATGTATCCCACGGGTGTCATTCACAGAGTCAAACCTGTACGCTCTGGCATCCGTAAGGTAATCCACTGGTGGGATCAGTCCAATGTTCAGAACCCATTCGTCCGTGATTCAATCATCAATCTGTCGGGTGGAACTAACACTGATCTCTATACGTCGCAACTAGAACGGTTCTGTTGATTATGAACAAATACAATGAAGAGGAGACCCTTTCGGAACTCCGAGAATATATCATCTCTACATACAACCAGCACTATTCTGCTGGTCCAGACAGCATTCAGACTCTTGATCTGATTGATGCATGTGGTGATGGTGAAGCGTTCTGTCGTAGCAACATCTTGAAGTATGCATCTCGCTACGATCGGAAAGGAACTGCACGTCGTGATATCATGAAGGTGCTACACTATGCCGTGTTGTTGATGCACTTCAACGACAAATCCAATACTATTGAAGAATACCCTAATCGATGACTTGTATGAAAATCACTGAAAATGAGAACGAAGTTCTGAACATTTTCAAGAACATTAACCCTAGTATCCTGTTCAAACCAGGCAAACGGGTGTCTACTATTTCCAATAACAAGAACATCATGGGTGTTGTTGAATTTGGTAAGTTGGATATGCCTGTCAAGGCACCTATCTATGACCTGTATGTGTTCTTGAACACCATGTCTATCGTGTCTGGCGGTGAACCTGATCGTACCGACATCGATTTCCAAGAGAACCTGGTTAACATCAGGTCTGGACGTAGTAAGATGAAGTATTACTATGCTGACGAGAGAATGATTACTGCTCCTCCTGATAAACTTGCTAACCT